ACCTTCATGTGCGATAGGATAGTATGCACACCAATCGTGTGTTGCTAATGATATACCTACAACATCTCCTTCACCTACAACAGAACCAGATCCCATTCTTTTATTTAAGTTTGGATCTTTTGTTTCTAAGTCGATAGCAATCTCATCATACTTACCAAGATCTGGAAAGTCTGTTGGTGGTATCCACTCTGTCTGTGGTTTAAATATCATCTTCATGTTTACATTCTCCTGCTATCGCCATATATGCAGCCGCATCTACATAGGTGTCACTAGTTGGTTGACCAAACTTTGTTCTCGCTACTTTTAATAAAGCCATCATCACAGCTGCGTCGTGTGCTGTAATCTCTTTGTCTAGATATGCTGACCACAACTTTCCAATATTTGCATGGTTTACTATTTTATCACCATAAGTTTTTGCTCTGGGTCCTTCAATTAATTCTTTCGCCAATTGTAACGCTTCTGCTGTTTTCATATTTTATATCCTTTGTATATATCTTTTGGTCTAATGACATGTAAATGATTTTTAGTTCTAGTTGCACCAACATAGAATAATCTATTTTCATCATCAGGATTTTGTTCGTAGTTTCTTTGTGTGTTTCTAGATAGGTCAGTCAAGAGAACTACGTTATCTTGTTCACCACCTTTTACTCCATGTATTGTAGATAGAGTGATTCTTGGATTAGAGTTGAGTTTCTCGCCATTCTCTCTCATACGTCTGATGTATCTAACTTTCTTTTGTGGTGCTTCATCAAAAGCATTGTACCACACATCCTCTGTTTTCAAACCCCTCTTACTAAGAAGGTCTTGCATACTGTATGTCAAGTCTTTGTCTAAATATTTTAATTCTTCTTTTTGATAATTCTTCGGAGACATATAAGATGATATTCTAACAACCTGATCATAATTTATATCCACACCCTTACGCACATTTTCCCAGTCTGTAACTGCCTTGTACAAGTCCTGTTCTTTGTTTGTTTTAAACTTGTTCTCATAATACAACCCTTGTGAATATAGCGTTTCCTCTAAATCGTTTAACATAAATCTAGTTCTAGCTAACACTAGCCAATTACCTTTTTTCATGTTAATTTGTTCAAAATCATTATAATATGAAAGCAATCCTCTTTGTGTTTTTGGTCTCCACTCTTTTGGTAATCTCTTTTGTATCCTATTTACTATATTCATCGCTACATTATGAACTACCTGTGGTATTCGGTATGACTGTGTCAATCGCATTATCTTCCCTGTCTGTGCTATAAAACTATCCACGTCCGCACCTGCCCATCTAAATATAGCTTGATCATCATCACCTGCTATGTAAGTGTCTTGTGTTTTATCCCAAATAGATTTTGCCATAGTCCATTGTGAATTAGATAAGTCTTGAGCTTCATCTATAAAAACTACATCAAACCTAGGGCACTTATCTGACTTAACAAACTCTGTAATCATGTCTGTAAAATCTATTAAGTTGTAATCTTTTTTGTATTGATTAAGATCAGAGACAAACTGTTTTAGTTGTTTAACAGTTATATCTTGTGTGTGCTCTTTTAAATTAAACTGTTGCTCTGGCGTGATACCTCGTAGTTTAGCTATCTGCACTATGCGAAGCAAGTCACTCTTAGTTGTGAATAGTCCTGTATGTTCGTTATCATATTCGTGATAGTCTAAATTATAACTAGTTTTTTTACCTAAATCTTCATAGTGTCTACGTTGCATAACATCATCTTTTTTTATACCTAGTCTTCTAAACGCTAATGAGTGTAATGTTCTAAAATATGGTAGGTCTCCTTCTGATAAATTAAATTTAGACATCGCCCTATCTCTAGCTTCGTATGCTGCTTTTTGTGTAAAAGAAAAATAACCTATCTTATCAGGATCAGTTTGTTTCAAATATTTATCCACTTCGTTCAACAGTGTGGTTGTTTTACCAGTGCCAGGTGGACCAAGAACAATAGTTTTCAAAATGCGTCCTCCCTTTTAAATGTTCTGTCTTTTATTTTCATATCTTCTTTTTCAAATTCTTTTAATTTTATAACAGATATTTTCTTTTTACCTATGTTCATCCTAACAACTTCACACCCACAGTGCTCTGTTAACCAAAAGTTTGTAACGTCATATTTCTCTGTCCACTTGTGTCTATGTAAAAATTTGTGATAAAACTCACCAAAAATAAAATGATGGTGACCACTTTTATTCCACACGTTTCCTGATTCCATATCTTCTTTTGTTGCACCCTCTGCAGTTCTACTTGTACAATAGTTCTCAAGATGTTGTGACAACTGTTCTTTTTTAGATGCACCCTCTGGGGCTTCAACTAATTCTGGGTTAGCCATTAAAGTTGTAACCATGATGTCATAATCTTTTGGTTTAAGTTTTGGTGGATACTTATGTATTTGATTCATACATGCTCTAATAAATAATCTTTGTTCTTGTAACTCTTCGGCTTTTAATTCTACTCTTTCTCCGTCTACATTTAATCTAAATATCTTAGGATCTAATTTTATTATTTGTAGATCTGATAGCTGTGGAAACAGAACCTGTGTTCCAATTCCAAACTTTCTAGTTTTACAAAGTTGTTTATCACAATGATTGCACATAGGCTCTTCATTGCATTTAAAACCATAGTCCTTGTCCTTATCTTTTCTAAATTTCTCCATTTCATTATGTTTGTAAGGAGTAACATAATGTTTGTAATTAAATTCATCTAATTTATAAGACCAGTCATCTGGCCATTTCTTTTTGGCATACACTTTAAATTGAAACATAACCCTGTCTCTACCATCGCTTAGTTTTTCTTTTGTTAAAGATTGTAAACAAGGTGGACCATCATCAAACTCTGATGGCGGTCTTTTTATCTGTAGGTCTTGTAATTCTTTAGGAGTAAGAGCACTGACTTCCACAGCATTTAAAAAAGCATCTATTGTAACTGCTTGGCCTTTAGAATCAAAACAATATCTTGTTGTATTCTTACAATTAAAGTATGGTAAATTTAAAAAATTTCCTGTATCATCTTGCGATTTTAATTCTATTTGTTTAGGAAATACTTCAGCGTTACCAAATCCCAACACAGCACTAATAGACATAAGTTTGTCTCTCATTAATTTTGCTGGCACGAAATCTGTTGTAAACAAAAATATATGTGCACCACCACTTTTAGATCTACAAACACATAATGGTATGCCTATTGGTAGTTTGTTTAAAAGTTTTTTATGATCAAGATTGTATTTATCTACGTCAATACATCCCCATCTACATTTATTGTCTTCGTTAATTGGTATAATACCAAGACTGGGTTCAATACCGTTTAAATGATTTTGCCAAAGTTGTTCTGTTACTGGTTCTCTTTTTACAAAAGACTTACCTTTAATTTTAAGTCCGTCGGCACCCTTCTTGTCCACATAGGTGCAACCATGTGCTCGCATTAATCCTGTAAATATCTGTCTAAATTTCTCCATAAATATTTTGTTGGGGGCGGGTCCAGTCTCCCATCACCGCCCCTCTATCTTCCCTAGGAAGTCTTTAGTACGGTGAATCGGATTTAGACTCTTGTTCGCCGTGTTTTACTTTAACCTCACCCTTTGAAACATTTGCTCCAAAGTCTTTAGCTATTTTGTAAATCCCAGCGTCTTCGATAGGACCAACCCTAGATACATCCCAGCCAAACCATGTGCCTTTGTCGTTCGACTGTTGCACAGTTTTTAACTTATAAATGTGGCTATATGTTGGTGGTGTAAACATACCGTTTTTACCCTGCATTTTTAAACCCATCATCATCGAGTTCCACTTTCTACTCACTTTTAATTGAGTAGCTTTCATAGAAATCAAAGCTGTTGTTGGGCTGTTGCCAAGTATAACTACGAAGTGACTAGCTGTATTTTCAAGATAGTTACCATTTGCTAACCTATCTTTATTAAACTTGTCTCTTGTAGTTGACGGCAAGTCATCTCCAGCTTCATAGATTTTTACTGGAGCACCTTGACTCTCACCTCTGTCTTGCCATTCTATGTACTGTCTTTTGTAATGTACTGGCACGACATCTATACCTTTTACGCCATCATAAATCTCGTTTGTTACGGTATTTATAATCATGCCGGGTTCTGCCCCCTCGACATGTTTAGCATCACGCTTATTGCATTCAGGTGATAGTTGACCAAGAACTTTTAAAAACGGCAACGCAAGATCTTCTTGCGTCATGTTTAAACCTTGGCCCGCATCAGCTTCAAAATTAACTGCAGCTAATGCATTTGTTTTTTTCTTTGCTACTTCGCTCATGTTTATTGTTTCCTTTTTATTGTTGTTTTATTTCCAACATAAATGTTGAAAAGTTCCGTTGGCATCTCTTTACCTGCCTCCATACGTTCACGGACTAACGCTTTCAGAGTCATAGGCTCGACCTTCAGTTTTTGCTGAGGTTCAAAGCCTTGACCCTTCGCAAGGTCGGCATAATCAGCCGCCTTGTTATCCTCGTTACGACCGAACGACACGGATATCTCATTTTTGATTATGTCGCCCAGGCCATTCTCACGAAGCCAGTTGAATGCCTTCTCTTTATTTGCTTGTGTGATAGTGGCACTATAATTTGTTTTAACTTCTACAGAAGATCCGTCCTGTAGTTTTAGAAATGATAGACCCATTTCAGATAACATAGTTGGTATGACCTCACCTGATAAATGCTCTATATCTTTTTTCTTTTGTTTAACTGCGTCTTCTTGTTGTTGCAGTTGTTCTTGTTGTGCTTGCAGCTCTTTAATCTTATCTGCAAGTTTATTGATATTGGTTGTTTTATCCAATACTTGTTCTTGATCCTTTTCAAAATCAATCGTGTTCATTGTTCTTTGCTCCTGTTCCGTAAACATCAATCTCTATTGGGTAGTATCTTTTTTCTTGTCTATCCCACTTCAAGAGATTGAATCTACCGTTTGTTGTTTCTGATATCAAACAGCAGACTACACCTATTATAGCAGGATCACCTGTTAATAACAAGTAATCTGTTGGTTTGAAATTTTTTAAAAGATTTCTTAGTTTCATTATCAGTGGTCCAGGTGAAAAAATCATTTGTGATCTTTCATCCAACAGAAATTCTAGTTTACCGTATTCGGCTGCACCCATAATGTTAAATTTAGGTCTACCGTCTCTGGTACCTGAAATTTCTTGTACTACATAAACTGTACTTTCATCTTTCATGCTTGACTTATTATTATAATCCTCTATAAATGTCAATAGAAAGATGAAATATAAATTTAAAAAGAAGCCATATGCACACCAACTTACTGCGTTGGAAAAATCTTGGAACAGAGATACGTTTGCATATTTTATGGAAATGGGTACTGGCAAAACAAAAGTACTAATCGATAATCTAGCTATGCTTTACGATAAAGGTAAAGTAGATGGTGCCTTAATTGTTGCACCAAAAGGTGTGGTAGGAACTTGGTACAATCAAGAGTTGCCTGCACATTTACCAGATCACATTGAGAATGTGACCGTTTTGTGGCAATCAAACATAAATAAAACTCAAAAAGAAAAATTACGACAATTTTACAACCCAGAAAATAGTCACAAACTTCAAATATTAATAATGAATGTTGAGGCTTTTAGCACAGAAAAAGGATATTCATGGGCTTTAAGTTTTTTAAATTGCCATAAAGCTATGATGGCTATTGATGAATCAACCACTATAAAAAATCCAAAAGCTAAAAGAACTAAAAATATTTTAAATTTATCAAGAGCAGCTAACTATAGAAGAATTATGACTGGTTCTCCTGTAACTAGAAATCCACTTGATTTGTACTCACAATGTGAGTTTTTAGACCCTATGCACTTAAACCACTCCTCTTATTATTCTTTTCGAAATAGATATGCCATAATGAAAAGTGCAAACATATCAGGTAGATCTATTAATTTAGTTATAGGCTATCAAAATTTAGGGGAGCTGTCTGATAAACTAAAACCTTTTTCATACAGAGTATTAAAAGAAGATTGTTTAGACCTACCACCAAAAATATACATGAAAAGAGAAATACAACTTTCACCAGAACAGAAAAAATTATACGATCAAATGCGTAAAGAAGCTCTCGCTACGTTAAACGGTAAGACTGTTACAACTATGACAGCCCTTACACAGCTTATGCGTTTACATCAAATAACTTGTGGTCACTTCTCTGCAGATGATGGTAGCATACAAGAAATTAAAAATAATAGATTAGCAGAATTATTAGATGTGTTAGAGGAAGTAGAGGGTAAAGCAATTATCTGGGCACATTATCAACACGATGTTAAAAACATATATAAATTATTAGAGGACAAGTATGGTCCGGGTTCCGTGGTCCATTACTACGGTAAAACGTTACCTGAAGAACGAGACTATGCAATTAAAAATTTTAAAGGTAATGACAAAGTAAGATTTTTTGTAGGCACACCACAAACAGGTGGGTATGGTATTACGTTAACACAGGCAAACACTGTAATTTATTACTCTAACGGATATGATCTAGAAAAAAGAATGCAATCAGAAGACAGAGCACACAGAATAGGGCAAAAGAAAACAGTGACATATGTAGATATTATAGCAGAAGAAACTGTAGATACAAAAATTGTAAAATCTTTACGTAAGAAGATAAATATAGCTTCCAAAGTAATGGGAGAAGAGTTAAAGTCTTGGATATGAAATATCCTTATTACATGAGAATGGCTATATTATTATGTGTAGGTGCTTTTGCACCAATAGGAATTCATCACATTGTATACAAGCTTTGGGATGTAAGTGTGCTTAGAGCTGCAGAAATAACTTTTTTATTGTGTATACCTATTGCTTTTTGGATGGCTGACAGGATCAACGAACGTTGGCACGATGATCGTAAGGATTAAGTTATAAATCTTTCTAGTAGAAGTAAGGCCACGGTCCCCACCGCAGCTAAAAGAACCCAATAGATTTTGTCTATTTTACCACCCAATTTGTGAATACCACTATGCATGTGATGAATATCTTTTTTAACACCTTTAATGTGTCCATAAAGGGATACGATGTGTTCTCTAGTTGTTTTAGGTTCTATTGCCATTAAACTGTCCTGTTTCTATTCCTTAGAGCTATAAGTTGCTCTCCGGGCGATAATAGTGCAAGTTCAGTGTCTGTCAACTGGTTTTGTTGTGCCACTGGTCTTGGTGGTTGTACGATAGGTGTTGCTGAACTAACTTGTGGTGGTAAAGGTACTGAACCTATATCTTCAAGCAAGTAATCACTTAAATTTACATCAAAGGCTTCATCTAAACTTAAAGCTCTAAATTCCGCTGACATTTCTCTTAATATTGGAGCTACTTCTGGAAATACATTTACGTCACCCAGGTCTTCAGCTATTTCTCTAAACCTATTCTGTATATCTCTTGAAGGGAAATAAGGATCAAATCTACCATTTTTTAATTTGTTAAAAGTAGATCCTGATATTTGTCTATCTCTAAATTCAGTATTCAACCTAGAATCGTCCACACCTAAAGTTTCTGCAGCGTTTATGTCTTTATACATATTTTGTTGCACATTAAATCTAGCTCGGTTTGATGCATAATACTTTTCTATTACATCGTTTGGTTTAATTGGACCACCTCGTAACAATCCAAAGAACCCACCTGTAAACTCTCTTCTAGCATCTCTAATACCTGTTTGATATTCAGATATTTTAAAACCCATAGAAGCAAGGGGATCTACTTTAATAGGTCTTAGTCCCATGAAGCCAGCTATCTCTGGACCTACATCTAATTGTTCACCTCTTTTAGTCGGAGTTTTTGTGCTTGCTTGTATTAGTCTTTGATATTGTTTGTATGATGGTGCAAGTGCTTCACCTAAATGTAAAAATCTAATCTTAACTTTGTCTCCGATAGGAGTTTGATCTGTATATAATCTTCTACCTTCTTGTGTTCGTCCACCTCTTACTGTTAAATCAGTTATAGCTTCTGTCCAAATAGACTCGGATATAAATGGATTCATTAGTTCCGCACCAGCTTCATCAACACCTCTTACAAAACCAGACAATAGTGTTCTGTCATCTTGTTGAGATGTTAAAATATTATTAAATAATGTATTGAAAGGTCTTGCTATTACATCATATGCATTACTATGACTAAAATCTATGTATCGTAATTCACCGTCATCAGATCTTATAGGTATGATTGTAGAATTTTTTGACCATTCAGGAACAAATCTTCTTAATGCGTTAATCTCATCCTCTGTCACATTGTAGACAGCTTTCGCACCCTCTACTATTAGTTCAGGAACAGCTACAGTTGTAAAGGCCATACCTGATAATCTTTTTAATCCTCTGGCATACTTAACATTATCATTTTTAACTAATGATCCTGTTGCAGCATCAACAACATAAGGTAAAACGTTACTACCTCTTGTTGGTCTAGAGTGTCTTATTTCTGATAGTCCTTGC